CAGTCTTCTCCTCTAACAATAGACCCTATCTTTACATCGCCTGCGCCATACAAGAATGCGTAGATAAATGTCTTCGCCTGTGCTCTTGTCCGTAACCCAGCGAGTTCTTGATTCAGTGTGTGGATATCGCCTTCTAGTAGTTCCTTGGTGTAAGCCTCACTGTTCATGTAGTGAGCAAGCATACGTAGTTCCAGACCGCTAGCATCAGCGCCTACTAGAACACGACCCTCTGGCACACCAAACAGAGACCTGCATCGCTCGCCGTACTCAGCGCTTACGGCAGGCACTTGAGCCAAGTTGGGATTTGAATGCGACATTCTTCCCGTAACTGCACCAATATGCCTGACCCTACCGTGTATTCTACCGTCTTCGGAAACTGCTTTAATCCACGAATCAACTTGGCTGGCTCTCTTTTGGCATAGCAGATAACGGAGAATAATCTTCGCCTCTGGAATGTGTCCCTGTTTTTTAAGGGTACCCTCATCCACTTTAGGTTTTCCTGACGGTGTGAGTTCCTTCCATACAGCACCTTTGTCAGCAAGTCTATCTGCAATCTGCTGTCTACTACCGACATTGAATACCGTAACTTTGTCTTTGAGTTTCTTGTGTGTTTTATCACTGAACCTCTCCTCTATTATGGGAGGAAAAACTGCTTGAAGGTCTTTCTCTATCCGTATCATACGGGATGTCAGTTCTTCGTACAGTTCTTGCGCTCCCTCTTTGTCGAAAGAGAATCCGTTGTCCTGTTGTTCTTTGCATATCTTAGCCACACTGTGCTCTAGCTCTATGCAATGGTCTGAGAAGCCGAACATACCTAGCTGTGCTGATAAGGCATTGTACAGTTTCTCTGTCACATCAACGTCACGCTTACAGTACTCAATCATCTCATCAGACAACTGAGACCAGTCAGTGTGCTCACCTTTCGGAAAGCCTAGTCTAGTTCCCCAAGCATTGAGACTGTGACCCCCATCAACGTCGGGGTGAAACAGATTAGAAAGAACGAGAGTATCCATGAGTCGAGAATCATCAATGCGTATACCCCAGAGCCTGCGAATAACAGGGTCGTCATAACCGATAATATTATGACCACATATTTTCCCACCTTTGCTGAGTTCAGCACGTAGTGTCTCCTTAGATGTATGGATCAAGTGAGCTTCTAGGGGACGCTTTGTAACGACACAGTGTATCGTAGTAGGATTCAAGCCATCCGCCTCCAGATCTAGAAAGACTATATTCGAAGTAGGCAAGGTCTCGCTCGTCTTGCTCTGAGAGTTCGTCTCCATTACTCTTCATCTCCATATTCTGTTCCTGTGTAATAATCCACTGCCCCATCTTGGACATAGTTCTCCTCCTCTAAATCACTAAGACTAGCATAGTCCCAGTTACCTTCTACAGTTACATCAGATTCTACCAGATACCTAGTACACTCGTTACACAAGTCAACGTACTCATGTGACCCTGTGTACTTCTTGGTTCGTTCGTAGTCATTTAGTATCTTATCACACGCACAGCATCTCACGACATGATCTCCGTCAATCGTCCTGTGTCTTTATTATACATCAAAGAACACGCAGGGCCAGTCTGACCGCTGTATCTGTTCTTCAATACCCTGATGTTGGTTGTGTTACGTACCATGATATCTTCTGCCTGAGCATTACGTTCTAGTCCAAGAACAATATCAGATAACTGAGCGATTGCAGCAGAGCCGCGTAGCTGACCCAGACTAGTATATGCTCCGTCTTCATGTCCTTTACCCTCCGGTCTCTTTAGATGTGAGACAACAAACATACTGACCTGCATCTCCTGACAGAACATCCTGAGCTTGGTCATGATTTCATCTAGAGCCTTACGTTCATCGCCGTTGTTCTGGTCTGACACCAGTATAGATATGTGGTCTAACACTATTGTCTTGACACCAAGAACCTTGACTTGGTATCTGAATCGTGCCAGTACATTCTCTATCTGATTAGATCCCCACGTATCCCACAGCACAACACGATCATCAAGATCCAACGAATCGAATACACGATCAACCTCTTCAGGGGTGTAGTCACAGCCGGGTATGTGTATTGGTTTGTTGAGTTGAAGACCGATAAGGCCACGAGCAGTCCTGTCTGGTATCTCTTCTAGAAAAGCTAGACCTATCCTGTCGGTAGTCTGGCCCAATATAGAGAACACTAGCTCACGCATGAATGTGGATTTACCTAGACCAGAGCCAGCACAGATTGTCACTAGCTCTGTAGGTCTGATGCCGAAGGTCATATCGTCTAGACCTTTGTAAGGATAGCGAACCTCTGCTTCTTCAAGGGGTTTCTTCAGTGACTCGCGTAGCTCGCCCAGCATCGTCATACCGTCTGGGGTGTACGTCTTCGAGGCCCACCACCGCTTTACGAAGTCATCCTTGTCTCCCTCTATGAGGTAGTCACACGCATCCTTGTGTTTACCATGTTGGTAGATACGGGCTTTGCCACCGAAGATATCAGCACACTCTGTCGCCGCCTTCTTTCCTTGCTCGTCGTTGTCAAAGCAGAAGATGATGTTGTCGAAGTTGTCTAGGAAGTCATACGCCCTGCGACAGTCTGCGGCAGCACCATGAGCACCGTTACGTATAGAAACAACAGGGTACTTACCACCAAACATCTGGTATGCCGCCAGTGCATCGAACTCTCCTTCCACCACAGTTACGTACTGCCCACCTTGCGGGAACAAGTGCTGACCAAACAGCGATGCTTTCTTCCAATCCCCTGATATCTTGAATGTCTTGTCGGGGTAGCGGGTTTTAACCGCAGTTAATTCACCTGTCTCTGTGTGATATCCGAAGTGAACATTGCCTGACTTCTGTGCCACGTTGAACGCCGCCATCGTCTGCGCTGTGAGACACCTGTCTTGGTATCCCTTAAACGGCTCTGAGAACAACGATCTGTCGAACCCACCCGATGGTACTACCTTGTCTTTTAATTGGCTAATTTCCCCAGTACCCATGCTCTCAGAGGGGGTAAACTTAGCACACGCGAAACAGTACGATGATCCGTCGTCGTTGTAGGACAGTGCGTCACTAGAACCACAATCATCACACCTTTGGTGTAATTTAACAAAGCCCATTAGTGCATCTCCTCTTTACTTTTCCGTTCACCGAAATAATTATGGTACATATGCTCAAGAACATCAGGCTGAAGCGAACCATACTTGAGACAGTACCACTTAAGAACTATCTCCATCGCCTCAGCTAAAGAAACAGACAGAGCTTCTCTCTCCGCCATTTCCATAGCCATCTTGTTGTGGTCGTCCATTGCACTCTCCTTACATAGTTAATATGTACTATGTGTTATTAGTAATAGTAACACATATTACTCCCTATGTATTATCTATATAGTTAGTATAACACGATACCAGAAAAAGGAAAGGGTCTTGTAAATTATTCACGAAACCTCATCCACCTGCCTGCTTTGAGGGACAAACCAACATCCCATGAGACGTTGGGTAACGACAGATTTAGACACGTTCTGTTCACCCCATACTCACCTACACGGTGCATGTCGAACGCCTCTGTTGAGGTGAATACCCGATGGCACACGGCACATTTACATTCCCGCTCGCCCTTGGGTTCGTAGTTGGGGTCAATTATCTCCTTCATCTTCATCTCCTCTTGCGTGTTCGATATCGCTGTTGCATACACACGCCAGTCTACCGTCAGGCATAACAGTGACAACCCAAGAAGGCTCGGTTTCAAGCCACCATAACTGGTCACACTCTCGTAGCTCATCGGCAGTGTAGTACACCTTAGTCAACAGCATGTCTGGATACCACCACTTCTGCTCTGAAGGGTTTTTCATTAGCTCATCATAGGTTTTCATTATAGATACTCCCATTCCCAGTCTTCATCAAAGTCTTGATGTTTTTGTAAGTAGTAGTCCTTGTCACGTAGCAACTCCACCCAAATACTTCTTGCTTCTGGGTAACGATCACACGCTTTGTCTAGCATTGCATACGCTTCGTCTTCGGTATCGAAGTTTTCAAAAGCAGGGCGAAACTCTTGATTGCATTCATCTCTTCCCATAATTATATAAGACATTAGTAATCTCCTGCATGGTACAGATCCCATGCTTTCTCGGTGAATTTATCTAAGGAATCTCCGTATATGCTGGAGGTAATATCCCTACCGTCTGTGTCTTTTACCTTGATTACCATACCCTCATCATACAGATACTCCCACCACACATCAAGCTCCATATGACCGCTTTCCTCAACCCACACACCACCTGCTTCATTTGGATATAACTGACTCATGATTTTGCACTCCCTGTTTGTAACTCAAGTCTGGCTAGCTGATTACGGGACATAACAACAAGATCCTCTTCCTCGTACTCATCTAGATTGTATTGCACCACAGCATACGACACAGCTTCACTGAGCTTGTAAGCCCCGCGCACCATACGCACTACTGTAGCGATTGCGTCTAACATCTGGTCTCTCATGACACCTCCTTGGTTGCTTGAAATGGCTACGTCTTTGAGTGACGTAACGCTTGGTGTTCCTCGCCATAGTACTCCTCGTATTGTCTAAGTAAACACAGGAATTTGTCCATTTTACCGGACTTCCTAATCTTGGTCAAGGCAGCTTTCTCTATCTGTGCCACACGAGCACGAGATATACCTAACTGCTTTGCTACCTCACGCTGACTCATTCCCATCTAGTACCTCCATAGAAAATGCGTGTAGATCGTCACAACGACAATCCACTATCACTGCCTCCATATGATCATGCGCTGGGTATTCATGAATCACGTACTCTTCAGCTTGAGTAGTGACAACATGCTCTGACAACGTACGTCTGTGCTTAACATCAACGTAGTATTCACAAGTGACAATCACACGAGACACCACAAAGTCTCGGTCTTGTTCGGCTTTAGACAAATACTTATACGCATTGGTTGTGTTAACACACGAGCCGAACTCCTCACGGAATGAGTCCAGTGATTGTACTATTTCTTTGAGTTTATCTATTTCTTTCATTTCACATGCTCCACTATTACAGTTTCGGTATCGAAGTGATAGCACAGTTGGCAGTCAATACACTTCTGCCCTGTGCAGTTAGCGTCACCTGTGTACTTCTTGGTGACATTGTTGAACACACGATGAAAACCACGCGGTGGCTTAGACATCACACGATCAATCTTAGGATTGCTGTACACCAGAATAAGATTATCTGGAACACAGTACAGATTACGGCGCACGATGTCAACACGCTTAGTCCACAGCGCGAAGTTAGTACGCAGGTAATTACTAGCAATAGCACACAGATTACGGAAGTGTGTGTCATTGAGTAACTCACCATGACCGTTGAACCGCACGATACTGGCGTTGATTTTAGGAATGTCAATACCTGTATCGGTAGCAAGAATGTCACTATTACGCTGAAAAGATGGTTGACAACTCTTACGGTACGTGTTCAACATATTGTGGCTATAACAAAAGCTACAGATATTGTCTGGATCAGCCTTGTTGTACTGTTCAATACAAAAAGGATTGGTCGCAGTGTTGGTATTGATAGCGGGTACTCCTTGAAGTTTCCCCGACATTTTAGAAACAGATGGACAAGACATAGCTAATCCTCCAAGTCCCAGTAACCATGATTGAAGTCGTACACTACACTATACCCCCAACGGGCAAGCCAAGCACCTACCTCGTTGGGAATAACGTAACAACTGTCATAGTCGGTTACTTTCTTACCTTCTAACCACACACAACACGAGTCATCTTCACCTAACTCTTCGTGTTCGAAGTACATACCGTAGTCGGTTTTGTACACTGTGTACGGATAGCATTTACCCAGAACTTCTGGAGATTGAGCACTAATCACGATGATTCTCCTCGTA